AAGAGTTTCCCGCCAAAGCCAGTCGAGTCGATGGTGCTTGTGCATGCAGCGCCATCCTGGTTGTAGAGCAGGTGCCCCTCTCGCACCATGTTCACCACTGCCGGGATTGTCTGCTTGCCAACCTTACGTCGGCACCGCACACCTACCATCATTTCACGCTCCGTGTAGTCAATCGTGATTGCCCACGTTGCGTCAGACGAAATGCCAGGGTCCACGCCCTGGGAGTACCTGCGTCCCTTGGTCGGAGCGATCTCTTCCTCAAAGTCCACAAAGCACTTGTCAATCATGTCTGCGTTGAAGTACGCATCTCTTGCCTCGATGAAGTATCCGTCGATGTTCTGTGGTACCAGGTACTCTGCCTGTTGACGGACGATGGAGTCGAACGTCTCTGAGTTTAGGCCATACCCTACGTTGTTCCTAGTCGAGAGACGGAAGCTCATGAACTGGTCATCACGTCCTGGGTTATCTGGATTGCCCAGCTCCCACAGGTCTGCGTAGTCGTTGATGCCCTCAGTTGGTGTGCCAATGAAGTGTAGCTGTCCACCTGTCGAGAGTCGTCGGAGGTTCAGAACCTCTTGGTAGATCATGAGTAGGTGTGGCTCGAATGCTGCCTCGTCGAACGAAATGCCATTCATGTCCTTGCCCAGGAGTGCCTTAGCCTTATCCTGGGTGGTGCGGAAGTGGATGTTTGCTCCGCCGAAGATTGGATCAACCTTGATCCACAGGTACTCGCCACGCCACTTTTTCTCAAAGTTGTAGACTGGACCGATCTCTTTCACGATTGGGCATCCCCTACCTCGTTGGGCGGGATGGCCTCCTTGAAGAAGCATCGATAGTTCCCTATGCACCAACTCAGCAGTTTCCTGCTGGATACCAATGTGATACCATTCGTAAGGCTCGGTAGTCCAACGTTCTGCGTCCTCAATGGACCCAGCTGTCGGGGGACGAAGTCCCAGCTTGTAGGTGGCAGAGTGCAGGACTCCAACCGCCATCCCCAAAGTCTTACCAGCCCGGTTACCGGCGCTGCATACAGTGGTCAGGTATTTGGGCCTGAACCCTGTCTCATCACGGGCAACCATACCTTCTAGCCAGGCCAGTTGGCCCGGATTGAGATTGACACCTAGCCAGCGAGAGGCAAAGAAGCCGATGTCGGTTCGACCTCTGGCCAAATCTTGGGCAATCTCAGCATTAATATTCAAGCAGTTCTTCCTTTGTTTCGAGCGCTAATCGCCTTAGCCTTAGCCTTAGCGTCAGCTTTGCTGCTAGCTCCCCACGCCTGAAGTGAGAGCAGGAGACGCGTCGGTCGCCCCTTAGAGTCTCGCTCCGGCCCAGGCATGTTACCCATGCGGGCCAGGAACGACGCTCGACGCGGATTGTCGCCAGACTTAACCGGCGCCTTGAGCGTGCCTCCCTTGTAGGAAGCACGCCCCTTAGCATTCAGCCCACCTGCAGGGTTCTTACCTTCCTTGCGGGTCCAGGCTGGAGTTTTAGCCACGCTGGGCTACGGTGCGCTGTCCGGCCTTGTTAGTGCCAAAGAGAGTCTTGCCTCCCTTAGGAAGCTTCTTTCCCTTTGCTGGCTTAGCCTTAGGCTTGGCCTTAGCCTTACCTTTTCCTTTAGCGTCCTTCTTGGCATACATGTCCATGAGGAACGCTGGAAGTTTCTTACCTGGCATGATATCTCCTTAAATCTTCAGCTTTTTGCCGCCCATCCGACCGGAACCCGATCCACCAGAGCCGCCTTTGTCTTTTAAAGATGCGCCATAGATCAAGTCAAACCCAGCACCAATGCCGCCGATACTAAGGAAGGTAGGGCCTCCGCCAAACCCAACAGTCGGCCTAGGGCCCACTTTAGGATTTGGCTGAACAGCTGGCTTGCTGACATCGTCATACATAGGACCTGTGGTCCCAGGGTTGCTAATGCCAGTTTCCATTAAGCCTTTGACCTTGTCTTCGAATCCAGGAACAGAGATAACCGGTCGAAGTGGCAATGGCCTGTTCCACTTTGGTGCAGGCATTATCGGCCCCTTCCTGTCTTAACTGTCACCTGACGAGTCTTAGGCAGCGAGCTCATTGGTACTCCTGGGGTTCGCTTTCGAGGAACCGTATAGGTAATCTTCGAAAGGTCAGGCTTGATAGGGCTTGGCTGGCTCTTACGCTTGCCGCCCATTATCGGCCTCGTGCGTTTCCGCCACGCGGAGCCGGACGACGGGTCTGGCGAACGCCACCCCGCTCAAGTTCGTCTCTGCCTGATGGTGTTACGCGCCAGTTGCCATCAGGACCCTGGACAGTCCATGGCTCCTTCGGCTTTGGTGTCTTCGGCTCAGGCTTCTTTGGCATTGCTGCGCCAGGTCCACCTGGGTTAAGGGCTGCGCGTGCCTCGTTGTCGTTCATCATAACGCCCTTAACTACTGTGATCTTCTTCCCGCTAGGAAGTGTCATGTAGCCATTTCCGCGCTCCTTCGACTTACGCTTTGGAACGTTAAGGGTACCAAGTGCGTTTCGGAGGTTGTCAATCTGTGACCAGATCTCGCGCTCCTTCTGGCCATTGACCCCTGGCTTGTTTGTGAGCTTGACCAGCAGGTTGATCTGCTTCTTAATGTAATCCTTATCGTTCTTGTACGTTGGGGCCACCTTTGGCTTTGGCTTTGGCTTTGCTGTCATGATTATTCTCCTTTATTTCCGAACGCAACATCGTCCGGATTAAGCCAGCGGAGGATGACTGGTAGTACGGCTGCCAAGCCCGCTGCCGCGAGCGAGCGAATGCCGTCACGGTTAAGGTCGAGAACGCCGTCCCCAAGCACAATCAGCTGGGCGACTACTGCGGCAAGGAATGAACGTCCCCAGGACGCCAATACTGCCTTAAGTTCCTTGTTCATTTTCTACCTCCTCTGCGATCAGAGTGTATGATCCGCCCCCGAGAATCCCAGCCATTGCGACTGCGAGACCTCGATCTGCGTTCTTTTCCTTTCTTCGGTCCAGCATTTCCTGGGCCCGGAGTCCCTCCGACAGTGTCGGAACTAGATCCCCGTTTTCGACCATCTTGAACACGTATCCGCTTACAAGCCTGGCCAAGTCGTTGTTTGTAGCCTCAATCTTTACCGCCTGCTGCACCTTCTTGGCTACTTCCCTACGAGCACTCATGTGCTCTTCGGTAAGGTGCTGGCGCTTGTGGTTTCCTAAGGTGATCCTGCTGATGTAGGCGTTCTCTGCCTTTAGCCACAGACTGATCTTGATGTCGGACATGCCCTCTGTCATCTTCCGGTTGATCACGTCTACCAATGGACTGGCGCATACCGCGCACTTGCTGAGCAACTTCATCAGGCAATGGCGATCACGTTAAGTGAAGTATATGATGTGGTAAGGGACAAGCCGTTGGTGGTTTGGTTTGTGCCATACAACTTAATCTTCCTGGCAGAAGTTGAGTCGGCTGTCCAGATGTCCATAAAAGAAACTGATTGGCCGCGTCCGCTAGTGCCAAAGTTCTCTGCGCGTGTGAACCCAAGTTGTTCGATCTGACTGTTAGATGAGTCAGTAACATCAACCCGCACAAACGAATATTGGATAGTTGTTGTGTTAATAGAGACGTATCCGCTGTATGTCACTAGGAACTTCTGCCCGACGAACGCAGGAGTGAAAGATACTTCCTGGCTTGTCAATGCGTAGTATGTACCAGCTGTTGTAATGGTGGTTGATGCCGCGCTACCGCCAAGGCTGTACCCAGTGTGGATAACGTTTGGGATCTTTACGTACCCGTCGGCCTGCACGTTGTTAAACTGTACGTTGCTAGTAGTGGCGACGCTCTGTGGTAGGCTGAATGTCACAGCTCCGGTGCTGGCGCTAACGTTTACCTGGTTGGTCGTACCGGTAGCAGAGGTAACGTACGAGTGGCTGTGGCCAGTAGTGGCGTACGCTGCGTTGCCTTCAGTGGATGTTAGGTAAGTTGGGTGTGGGTCTGCAGCTGCTTCGTGTGCCGAGATTGCTGATGCTGCGGTCCCTGCCGGATCGTACACGCCCGCGTGGGCGTGGCTTGAAGTCGCAATACCAGCATTGGCTAGTGTCTCGTTCTTCCAGTATCCACTTGCGTTGTCGTATTGGATGATGTCATTATCTGCAGGTGTTCCGGCCATAACATCGTGAAGCTCAGTTAGCTCGTAGCCGTTCTGTACCTTGATGAACACTTCGCCATTGCTGACGTTCTTTCGTGATACGACACCAATGTAGACA